CGCGGGCCATTCGCGCCAACGATCGCGGCGACTTTGACGCGGTTGAGGTGCTACTTGAAGAGGCGCGCGCCATGGTTCAGGAGAACGGGGGTGCGCTGTGAAGCCGACGAATGTTGAGTTACGTTTCTGGCGTTGCCAAGATTACATCGGAGCGGCGCGAATGATGCGCAGCCGCACGGGTGCAAGCTGGCTTGAATGCATTACTGCGCTTCGCGGCTGGCGGTGCCGCATGATCGGCTGGGGCGGCGGGCCGGAAGACCTGCGCACGCTTCAGCGGCGCTCGGATTGGATCGCGGCGGCGGCCGCGCTGGTGTGGGTTGTGGCTTGGGCGGTGACGCGATGAGCCGGCGCCGCGACGATACGTCGGAGACTCTCATGCTCGCGCTCTGGCTGTGCTTTGCGCTAGCGATTGGCTCGTGGGTGTTGGAGGTGCTGGCATGGTGAGAGATCCGAGGAAAGACCCGCGGCCGGGGGATATAACGACGTACAGCGAACCAGGGCTTACGATTCTCTATCGAGTGACCCGGCTACATGGTCAGCTGGTCTACTTTTCCGAGACGATCAATGGGTCAACCACTGAGTGCGATACCTACGTGGAAGACTGGATTGCCGGCTCAGACACAGACGAGGTGCTGCATGTCGAAAGCTGACGCCACATTCATCAACTCCCCCCGCTTCGACGCGTTGGCCGCGCACCAGCCGGAAGGCTCGCAAGATCCGGCGCAACGCCAAGGCTTTATCGGCGGGACCGATATTGAGCACGTGCTCGGCCTTGAGCCCTACGGATGCGCCCGGCGGCTGTGGTACCAGAAGACCGGGGCGCCGCCTGATCGGGAATTTCGCATGACCGGGCCGATTGTGGCCGGTAAGCTGATGGAGGACGGGATCGCGGAACTCGTCGCCGAAATGCGGCCAGACTGGAAGATCCGGCGCAAGCGCGCCACGGCCAACGGCCACGAACTCCAGCGGGTTGACCGCGCCATCGTCGGGCAGGAGCGCGGGCCGGGCGTGCTGGAAATTAAGACGGTAAGCGACCGGGCTTACTGGGACTGGAAGCGCGACGGCGTGCCGCCGGGCTATCTTATGCAGGTGCAGTGGTATATGCGCGTGCTCGGCTGGTCGTGGGCTTGCCTCGCCGCGCTGAACCGGGACACCGGGCAGCTTCACTTGTACGAGATCGAAGCGCGGCCGAAACTCATGGCGGCTGTGGCCGAAAAGGTCGATTGGTTCATGGTGCACCACGTAGACCAGCGGACGGCCCCGGCATGGCTGGAGGAGCGCGACGGGCGCTGTGAGTCCTGCCAGTGGGAGCCGACGTGCCAGATGGACGAATGGTCCGCCGTGAGCGATCAAGGGTTGGTCCAGATCGACGGGTTGGCGAAGTTAATGGCAGACTACAAGCGGCTGAAAGACCTTGAAAAGAAGGTGGAAGCCAGCTTGACGGAGCTGCGAAAAGGCGACCCGGAGTCAGAGGACGAATCGTATCGCCTGGGCATCGAGGCGCTGATGGGCGTCAACGCCGTGGCCGACGCGGGCGGTGGCGAGTATGTGAAGTTTAGCCCGCAAGAGACGCAGCGCATTGACACCGCGCTGTTTAAGACGAAGTACCCGGAAGTATATGCGGACGTGCTGACGATCAGCGTTAGCCGGCCGTTGAAAGTATTCAAAATCAAGGGAGCAAAGGCATGAGTACGCAGATGACGACGCCGGAACAAGCACCGGCACAGACTATTCAACCGACGCACAGTCGGAGTATTTTCGATGACATGGTGGAGAACCACCAAGCGCGGGCACAGGCAGAGCAGGCGAAGGCGGATAAAATCTGCGCTGAAACCTACGCAAACAATGCCAATGCCTATGTGATTGCCCTTGGGCGGGATTACGGCCTTGGTGCCGCGCATTCGCTGCAGATGATTTGGGTTGACCCAAAGAGCGGGAAGCCGAATCTCTACGCCGGTGCTCGCGCTACCTTTCTCCAGCAGGCTGGCTACGATTGGCGGCCGGTGGTGATGACTGACAAAGAGGTGCGGCTGCGCTTTATGCTGCGCGGCGAGTGGATGAAGGACGCCGACGACAGGCCGCTGGAAGTAGGCATGACGATTGCGGAGGCTGAGCAAGCCGATTGGGTCCAGGCCTCGCGCGGCAAAGATCCGAAGCCGGGGACGAAGGGCAACTACGACAAGTTCCCAAAAAACATGCTGTTTGCCCGCGTGATCTCTAATTTCCACCGCTTTTTTGCTCCTCACGTGATCGGTGCCACTGTCTACGACATGGGTGAAGTGAGCATGGATTCAGTCATTGCGGCGACGGAAAGCAAATCCGCCAGCAAGCTCGACGCCCTCGAAGCCGAACTGACGCGCGAGCTGGTGGCGGTGGCGAATGTTTGAGCATGGCGCGTGGTACACGGGCGGCATCGTCGCGGTCGAGTACATCAAGTCCGAAAAGAAGGGCACCCCGGGCCTCCAGATCACCGTCGAAGTGTCCGACCGTGGCGCGATTACGGGCGTGTGGTGGCTGACGGCCTCGCTTGTCAATAATCCCGACGACAAGGCGGCAAGCAAAGTGCCGCAATGGGAGGCGGCGCAGATCCGCTGCAAGCAGTTTGGGTGCAATCAAAAAGCATTGGAGCACGCGGAAACGTGGCTTCTGCACATTCAGAAAACGCTGATCGGCCAGCAAGCGTCAGTCATGGCCGAAGTCAACAACTACGGCGACACGTCCGCGCAGGTGGTCTGCAAACCGAAGGCTGGCGGTGGTGGTGGTGGCTTCGCGCGGGCATCGGCGACGGCTTCACCATTTGCTGCGCGGCCGGCAAACTCTGACCCGTTCGCGGTTGGGGAGGACGACCTGCCGTTCTGAACCCCGCGGGCAACCGCCCGCGGCCTGCCGTTCCAAATCAGCGCACGATCTCGGAAATCCGCGCGGGACGGCAGACCGGGCGCGAAAAGCTCCCGGAAACGAGGTAGTCCGTCACGAACCACTGAAAACCTGTTGGATTTGGATTCTTGAGGCGGGCCGGGGAGTCACTGGCCCGCCGAAAACAAAGGAGAAGATATGCCACGCGAAACATGCCATTGCGGAGAGTGCCAACGGTGCCGACGGCGCGCGTACATGGCCGCGTGGCGATGGCGGAAAATTCGCGGGCCGCTACCTGCAGCATGGGCGGCGCAGGCCCGGACGGAAGCCTGGCACCTTCAACGCTACATCTGCCCACTGGCAGAGATAGCGAAGTACCAATTTGGCCGCAAGACGACGCGGCCGGTGGCGGAATAGGAGAGGGACATGGAAATAGCAACGATTGGACTGTTTTTGCTGGGCGGCGGCGCCTACCTGAAATGGAAGCCAACGCGGGCGCAGGTGTGGAACTACATCGCGGCATGGGCGGCGGCGAATCGTGACGCGGCGATCACGCGGGAAGCGCGGAAGCGCGAGTATTTAGCGGCGGAGGTGGCGTGATGGAGGAGAAGACGTTGGCAGAGATTGCGCGTGAAGCATGGTGGGAGGCGACTGGCCCGACGACACTCAACGACTGGCAAGCCGAAGCCGACCGACTGGAGGCCACCGATGGACGCTAAACGGCTCGAGGCCCTCGTGTACCGCTGCAACGAGGCCATCGAAGACACGAGCAATGGATTTGGCGCGTATTTCGATTCGCAGGACATCGCCGACCTCGCCCGCTGCGCTGCGGCGTGGGCGAAGGTGGAGCGGAGTAGCAACCCGATGATGGAACGCCGGAACTGGCCGCAAGGGGCTAAGTGGTATTTTCGGCCAGGTGGCCGATCTACTGGTAGCGGCGACACCGCCATCGCAGCCGTCGAAGCCGCGCCGGAGGTGACCGATGCGAACAAAGGCTGAGGCGCTGGCGAATCCAATGGCGGGTGATAAATGGCGGAAAGGAAAAGGGGAGGTAACGTTGACCAAATTCTCTGACATCTCACTCGGCTATCGCGCAACTGGCATGAAGCCGATCAACTGTAAAAACTGCGATCCACTGCCAGTCAACTTCCGCCGCTGGGCCGCCAACGCCGAGTACCTGGGCGGTGCGGAATGATACGCCGCGTCCGCATGGCCCGCAAGCGGCTGGCGAGTGCGCGGGAGCGGCAGGCGAAGGCGTTGGCTAAGGACCGCGCTGCCACCGACGCTTACATCACGCTTGATCCTGAAGCGCCTGAAGACTACGTGTGGGTGGATCTGAACCTAATGTGGAAATCAAAGGGGAAATTGGAACGCGAGTCGTATCGCCTCCGCGCCATCGAGCGAAGAAAGGACGCGATTAAATGAAGACCTTCCGATTAACCAAACTCGAATCCGCCGCCTACACCAACGGCGATCGGCGGTTCTGGCGAAAAGTATCAAACAAGCTCTGGGGGATACCATGGGCAACGGTCAGTTCATATGTGATTGAGTACCACTGCCCCTACGGCAAGCCCATCGACCGCATCATCCTCGCCGAGCGCAACACCTGCGGCCAACAGGCAACCATCACCGCCATCACCGTCGAGCAGCGCGGCGGTCGCTGGGGCTGGGTTGTGGAGGTGGGGGCGTGACATGGGCACGCGCGGCGGAGGTGCTGCGGTACAAGAAACTAGTCGGTCCGGACGACTGGGACGCGGCGAGAGAGATGGGCGCGGATGCGCTGGAGTTCCAGGCGTGGCTGTTTGCTGACCGTCCCGCCTGGGAGGGTATGCGGTATCTGGCATTGTACAGCCAATGGCACGGCGAGGACTCATTCCTCGACTACGCGCGGGCCGAGTGGGAGAAGGACCGCCGCACATGACCCGCCAACCGCCGGCCCTCGTGCGCATCGCCGAACTGGAGCGAGTCTACGCCGATGAGTACCCCACGGCTCCGCGTGAGCAGCGAAAGCGCTGGGCGGTGGAAGGCGCGCAGTATGAGGCCGATGAGCGGGACGCAATACAGAACGAGGGCAGCGAATGAAGTGGGGTTGGAGCAGAAGCGACGCGAAAACTTGGCGTTTCAACGCTGATTGGAGCGTCGTTTATGACGGCCACCGGTGGTATGTCGTTTGGGCCGGGAATTGGCTACACGAGGATTACGGGAGCGATGCGCTGGCAATCGCCGCGGCCGAAGCCAAAATGCTTGACTGGAAATTTTAACAACCAGGCCAATGCCGACGGCCTGAAACGAAAGGGAGCAAATGAGAAAACGATGGACGGCGGGCGACCCATGCCCGAAATGCGACACGCCGCTATGGGCAGAGTCTGACCGCTACAAGCCATGCCGCTCGATCTGCCAAACGTGCGGCATATTAGAGCGACGCGCGGAGCAAGCCGCGGCACGCACCCGCACGGCGAAACCATGCCGGGTGTGCGCGGCGGTCCTCACCGGCAACGACATCCGCCAAGGGGCGTGCAAGCCGTGCCGGGTGGCGGTGGCCGAAGCGGCGAACGCGGCGCGGCGGTGCCCGTGCGGGGCGTCGATTGCGCACCGGAGCAAAAACGCGCGGTTTTGCGATAAATGCTCAGTGCGCCAGAAGGCCAAGGGCGCGACGGCTAGCAGCGCGGCGGCGATGGAGAAGCGGCGCAAGGCCGGGACGAAACAGCGGCCGGCGGAGATCGCGCCGCGGCCGGTGGCGCAAGCCTGGGCCGGGTTGCGCGGTCCTGGCGGGGAGTGGGAGAAGGGGCCGACGACGGTGCAGGGCTGGGCGACTTTGGATGGGGGGCGGTTGTGAGCGGCTACCGCGCGTTTCTAGACGGCAAGCACGTTCAGCCGCAACCATCCGGCATTCCCGGAGAGTTCGAGCTGAACGGCAAGCTTTTCGGTTTCCAAAGGCAAAGCATCACGCGGGCGCTGAACGCTGGCAAGTTCGCACTGTTCACTGAATGCGGATCGGGCAAGACAGCGATGCAAGCTGAATGGGCGCGGCAAGTCTGCCAGCATACGGGCGGTGACGCGCTGATACTGGCGCCGCTGGCGGTGACCGCGCAAACCGTAGCGGAAGGCGCGAAGTTCGGCGTTGAGATCACGCAATGCCGAAGTCAAAAGGACGTGCGGCGCGGTGTCAATGTTGCCAACTACGACATGCTGAAGCATTTCGACGAGGGCCACTTCGACGCCATCGTACTGGACGAGTCGAGCATCCTAAAGAACTTCACCGGCGCAACGCGGAGACTCCTGCAAGACTCGTTCGCCAACACGCCCTACAAGCTCTGTTGCTCGGCTACGCCGTCGCCAAACGACCACATGGAACTCGGCAACCACTCGGAGTTTCTCGACATCATGAGCGGCGGGCAAATGCTGATGCGGTGGTTTCTCAACGACACCATGAAGGCGGGCGGCTACCGGCTAAAAGGACACGCAGAGGCGGACTACTGGCGCTGGGTGGCGTCGTGGTCAGTGTGCATGGAAAAGCCGTCAGACCTTGGGTTTTCTGACGACGGCTGGAATATGCCCGAGTTGCGCATTCATGAGGAGATTGTCTCCGTCGATCAATCCATCAACGCGAACGGCCAACTCTTCCGGGTGGCGGACGTATCGGCGACGGGACTGCAGCGGGACATGCGACTGACGGCGCCGGCGCGGGCGGCTCGCGTTGCCAAGATCATCGGCGACTCCAAAGAGCCGTGGTGTATTTGGTGCAACACCAACTACGAAGCCGACGAACTGATGCGCGTGATCGACGGAGCCATCGAAGTGCGCGGCGATGAGCGCACGGAGGCGAAGGAAGAAAAGCTACTCGGGTTCACGAACGGAGCATTCCAGCGCATCGTTACAAAGCCGTCAATCGCTGGTTTTGGCATGAACTGGCAGCACTGCAACCGTCACATCTTTTGCGGCCTGTCCTATTCCTACGAACAGTTTTACCAGGCCGTGCGCCGGTCCTGGCGGTTTGGGCAAACGCGGCCGGTTGACGCCTACATGGTCATCGCAGAGACGGAAGGCCCCGTCCTCAAAACGATCCGCGAAAAGCAAAAGAAGCACGAAGAAATGAAAGCGGCCATGGTGCACGCGATGGCGGCAATTCAAAACGGTACCGGGCGGCGCCAGCTTGCATCGGCCATCGGCACAAAGCAAATGAATCTTTCGAGGTGGATCTAATGAACGTGATTCTTGACGAGCGGCACGGCCGCAACTGGGCGCTCTACAACGGCGACTGCTGTGAAGTCATCAAGGGTATTCCTGATGAGTCGGTAGACCTGACGGTGTTTTCTCCGCCGTTCTCCAGCCTCTACACCTACTCGGACAGCGAGGCCGATATGGGCAACTGCGCCAGTGATGAGGAGTTTTTCGCGCACTTCGGATTTCTTGCGCCGGAACTACTTCGAGTGACGACGACGGGGCGGCTGTGCGTGATGCACGTTAAAGACCTGCCGACGTACCGCAACAGTGACGGCGCCAGCGGCCTGCGGGACTTTCCCGGTCAGTGCATCGTTGCCATGGAGCGGGCCGGGTGGACGTTTCATAGCCGGGTGACGGTGTGGAAGTGCCCGGTGACGGAGCGGGAGCGGACCAATAACAACGGGCTCCTGCATAAGACCGTGATGCGCGACTCTTCGCAGATCCGGCAGGGCATGGCTGACTATGTGTTGGCATTCCGCAAGACGCCGCCCGGTGACAATCTCAGCACGAAGCCGATCGAGCGGCCGAATGGGTTCGAGCGGTACATTGGCGACGCCGCGCAAGATCCGCGCGAAACCGACCAGCACCCTTCGAAATACGCCCGCAAAGGCCGCGACGGGCGGACAAGCGTGGAGATTTGGCGGCGGTACGCGGAGCCGGTGTGGTGGGACATCGACCATACGGACGTGCTGAACTTCCGCATTGCCCGCGACGAAAAAGACGAAAAGCACATTTGCCCGCTGCAGCTCGGGTTGATTCGCCGGTGCCTGGAACTGTGGTCCTCGCCGGGCGACGTCGTGCTATCGCCGTTCGCCGGTGTTGGCTCGGAGGGGTTTGTCGCGCTGGACGAGGGCCGCAAGTTCATTGGCATCGAACTCAAGCCGGGGTATTTTTCGACGGCCATCAAGCACCTGGAGAGCGCGGAGGCATACGCCGGCGCTCAAGGAGGGCTATTCGATGCCATCGACTGACAACCCTATCGCCACCGCCCAGCGCGAACAGCGGGAAGCGGCGGCGCGATACATCGCGGACGGGCACCCGATGGCTGAGCTTGGCATGGGTGACTGGTTTGCCGAGGAGTTCATTCTCACGCAGGAGGTTCAGCCATGACCCGCCATTGGACCATAGCAGAATCCCGTCTGATCGCCGAACGGGTGATGGAGTGGCAGGTATTCGAGTTCCGCGGGCGGCTGGTCCGCGTCGATGGCGGAATGGTTCCAGACTGGCCACATACTGACGCGGGCGAGGTGCTGGCGGCGATACAGATGGACGGGTGGCGCGTCGAGGGCTGGTGGACGGGGGCTAGCCATACGTTCTGCCTGCGGCTGCGGCACCCGATCACAAAGGCCGCGGCTGAGGGAAACGCGCGGGTGTGGTCCGAGGCCGTGATGCTGGCGGTTTTGGCGGCGGTGGAGGCATGAGGGATTTCCACCAATACGCCGATGAGCCACTGAAGCCATATTTGCCAAATTCCATGCGGCGACTTGGGCACAAGGCAGATGGAGCGATTGCGGTGAGGCAGCGGAGCCACGTGCAGGCTGATTGGACATGGGAGGAGATGTTTATGCAGGACGATGAGGCCAGAAAAACCATTCGATCTCCACGCGGTGAGAGGCCATGAGGCCGCCCGACGTCGAACTTGTCGTGCTTGGCGTGCCAGGGCCGCAAGGCTCGAAGCGGCACGTGGGCGGCGGGCGCATGATCGAATCCAGCAAGAAGGTGGCGCCGTGGCGCGATTCCGTGGCATGGGCCGCGCGGGAGGCGATGGCGGGGCGTCCGCCGATTGATGGACCGGTGCGGTGCCAGATGGTGTTCGTATTTCCGCGGCCGAAGTCGCGCAAGAGCACGGCGCTGCATGACCGCAAGCCGGATTTGTCCAAGCTGATCCGCTCGACTGAAGACGCGCTGACCACGGGAGGGGCCTGGGCGGACGATGCGCGGGTGGTGGAGTACGTGACCACATGCAAGCGGTACGCCGATGAGATGCCACCGGGCTCAATTACGAGCGGCGCCGCGATCCGAATATGGCGGGCGGGCAGGAATCAGGCGGCCGTGCTGAAACGGCTGATGCGGGCGAAGTAGACGGAAAGAGGAAGCCATGACACGATTTGAGAGAGTGGCGGTGGAAATCACCAAGGGCGCGGCCGTAGATAAACAAACGGCGCTGGCGATGGGTGGCGGGCAAGCGTATGCGCCGCCACAAGAAAGCGATCAGCCGACGTATTACGCACCTCCGCCGCTGCGGACGGTTCCTATCGACCCATCGTTTACCGACCTGACCGGGAATAAATTCGGGCGGCTGACCGTGCTGGGTTTGGCAGCCGCCGGGTTGGACGGGAAGAAAAAACGCTGGGCGTGCCGTTGCACCTGTGGAAAGTACTCTACCCATCGACCGTCCGCGTTGTTAGCCGGAAATGAGGATAGGTGCCACGATTGCCGTCTTAAACGAGCGGCAACCGATGGGATCGGCGGGCGCTGTGTCGTGTGCGGCGGGCTCGCTCGGTTTATGCCCTATTGCGGCAAGTGCGGTAAAGCGCGAGGGCGCGAGGCGCCTAGCGTTACGCAGATTGTGCTGAAAGGAGGCGTATAATGGCACGC